TCCTCCACACATAAGTATTGTTGATAGTAACCCTAGCATCCTCCGGTCCTCCTATTTTTATTTCATATTAACAGTTACCTGATGGTCTCCACCAGTTACTGCCTTCCTATTAAGTTCTTTCTGTCTATCAGTGAGCCAGTCTACTACATCTACTTGACCTAGTACACGTTGAGCACCACTCCAACTATCTATATTCATTACTCTTACTATACTAAAAGTAACTCTTAGTTCTTTAAGTAAATCATCTGAAATAATCATCGTATAAAAACGCCTTCTTTAGGTACTATCATATATAATATGTTTATTATTTTACTGGACAAACACCTGACACACACTCATCATCATCTAATTCATGGTGCCCAGTAGTCTCCTGCCAGTTAACTTCAGTTAAGCTCTCAGTATATTCTTTATACTCATGTTCGGTCACTACTTCTTGTGGGAGGTATGCGTATCCTGCGGTTTCTTTGGCAGTAACACGAGGAAGAAAGCTAACCCCAACATAATAATTCCAATTAGCGAGTAGCCAAGTAATAATAAATGGTACTTCAGGCTCTTCATAAGAAACTGTAATCGAGCAGTTCTGTTCAACGTAAGAATCCATGAGAAGTTTATACCTCTCAAGTTGTTCAATAGCTGTTTCGTCATTAACATAAATACCCTCCTCATTTACATTGAACCTAATTTGATCCCAACTGACAGGAAAAGTAACAAGGACATTATGACTATCAATCGGATTATGTACAACTCTATACCCTGCCTCTCTAAGTTTAGGAACCATAGGGTCATTCACACTAAAGTTCACATTATTAAAAATATATTTACCTGCTGGTTTATGACAACCTTCAGTAGTATCCATGATTTTACTAAGAGTTCCTGAAGGTTTAATGGTAGTAATATTCTTAGGACGCTGAGTACCTAACTCATCAGCCATAGAGTAGGCTCCATGTATAGCTATATTACGGTATCGCTTGAAGTCATACTGTGATAGGTCTTCCCTCGTAGCAATCCCTGTGAGTCCAACTCCACATAACCTGAGATACTCATTGTTCTCATGCCATGTTCTTTGCAGAATTCCATCATCAAGATTGACAAGAGTTTGACGATAGTTTGCTCTGGCAAGGATATACATAGCTCTCTCAAGTCCTCCACTGTCATCTCTAAATTTGCTAAGGTCCAATTCGGAGAGGTTACAGAATGATTTGTTTCCCAAAAGAATTTCTGCACAGGGATTGACTCCACTAAACCAAGGAGCTCTTCTCCTAGCTTCTTCTCCGTTGATGATTCCTGGTTCTGATCCTCCTGACTCTTTGATAATCTCAAAGAACTTTGTGAGGTTTTCATAATTAGGTTTCCTCCAGAATACTACAGAGTTATTAGACTGTGACCTTTGAGGATTAAGCTCTAAGTTATCTTTAGCTCTAGCAAACTGTTCCCACTCAGGATTATCATAATACATTAAGGCTATTTCAGCAGACCTTCTACTGCTAAGTACAGTACCTAGCCAATTCATAACATCCAGTATGTCTATCCTGCTTAAGAGTTGTCCTGATTTCTTGTTGAGTATGTGAACGATTGAGGTGAAGGCTTTAGATATAGGTCCGTCTCCTGAACTGATCCACCCATAACCACTGAGACGCTGTCCGGCTGGTCTAAGCTGTGTGAGGTCGAGTACGAACTTTGAAGCTTTCCCTTTGTAAGCCAGAAGCTTACCGATACTTTTTGCCCAGCTTTCAGCGGAGTCTCCAATAACAATTGTCCAAGTCCTGGTATCGGCATCAAATGACTCTCTGTTTTCTTCATGTCCTCCTTTCTTAGTTCGTTTAGAGCGGATAACGTCAACCTCTTGGATGGGGGAGGTGAATCCGCTGAGTGTTCCAACCACTGGAGTGAACCCGACTCCACATCCTTGTAACAACAACCATAAAGAATCAACGACATCGTGTATAGTCTCCACTTTAAGATGAGCACAATTAAACTGAGATGCTTCACGCTGCTTAGCTATATCAGTCCCTCCTAACCATAGTGTACGTCCACTAACACATACCTTCCTGTCAAGCATGAGTTGACGAAGTTCTCTCAGTTCACTATCTATAACAGGCCAACAAACATCTATAGGTTCATTCCTGGCTCTAGCCCATAGCCACTTCTGGTGTTCTATAACTCTATCTACAGTCTGCTCCCATGTTTCAAAGATGCCCCCTTCTTCATCTAAAGGTCTATTGTAGGTACGTCTAGTTATAATCTCTGCTCGAACTGATGTCATCTATTAATCCTTCCATTGTAGGAGGTTTGTAGTTATCACCTTTAACAATCTTACCTACACTGTCTTTAGTGAAGGGTGCTTTAGACATATTACTTTCATGTACCCTATTAAAAGCTTCTTCTAGATCCCATCCAAATGATATCGCTTGACCATACACAACGTATAGAACATCGCATAGTTCTTTAAGATAATTCTCCAACGCAACCTTCTTCTCTTCATCGTTTTCTGCTGACTGGACATTGAAAGCCTCCTGAAAAAGTTCTTTAAATTCTTCTCCAATTAACTTAACCCTAAAATTAAATAGGTCTGCAGTATATTTCTCATTAACTGCCAGCTTACTTTTATCGTGAAACTCTTCAACTCTTTTCATTATAATAATGCTCCTTCATCATTTCAATACATTTAATAGCTTTGTTAAGGTCTTCTACACCATTCTTATCTTGATGCCTTACTACATACTTAACTACACTACCCACATCCATACCTAGTTGATTCTTAATAATGAAAGTCCAAGGATCAATCTCATATTTAGCATAGTATGTAGGAAGTATAGGAGTATTACCTCCCTTCCATTGATCATTCAACTTCTGTTCACTCTTATCTTTTTTCATTCCTTCCCTCACTATATAAAAGGTTTCTTCCAATTCATAACATCCATTAGGAAAATCATCTAACTTACTACAAAAAGCTTTATGATCTAAAGGATCTTCTATCCTGCTTTGACATTCTTTACATATGGTGTGCTTGATCTCTTTGGTTCCCATAGTCTCACGTCCTTTTTAAAGTAATTATAATCTTCATGTCTTAGAATACGAGCAACCCTAGCTTGTGCCAAAGCTACTTCTTCAGTAAGACCTGCTTTCAAGTAGGCTCCCAAAACTCTATTCCAATAAGACTCCTCTGAGACACAGCCTAGTAATAAATTAGAAGCCTTTACAGGTCCTATACCTGGACATCCTTTATAATTATCTACAGCATCTCCTGTAAGAACTTGGATATAAAAATTATAGTCTGCTTCCGCTTTACTTACAGTAACCAGAGTATCTTTGTCTAAGTTATAATGACTACAAGGAATAGTCAACATATCTTTATCAATACTGAGAATAATCTTCTCTTTATTTGATTCATCAGGGGTAGTAGCTATTATACCCAAGACATCATCAGCTTCCAGACCTTCCATTATTCTACAGTTATAGTTATCTAGAGCATACTGGAGGAGATGTTTGTATCCTAGAGGCTTCCTCTTACTTTTTCGGTTTTCCTTATAAGACGGTAAAATTTTTCGCCTAAAATTATTCTTATCACTAGCACATAGTATCATCTCTTTTGTATCTAGCTTAGACAAATAGTGATGCAATGAAGCATCTAGCTGTACTTCCAGTTCTTTTTTACTAACACTTAATGTTATTACATCATCATCCCAATGGGTTTCATCCTGACAAGCCCAACAAATTCTGTAAATAATTATGTCCAAGTCTATTAATAGAATCGAAGTACCCATACATATCTCCTAATTTTTTATGTTCTTTATAATGGCAAATCTCACATAAATATATACACTTTAAAGACTCTCTAATCTTTTTCTCTAAGCCTGTCTGAGTGCTCCCTACTTCATACTTTTTATCAGTAGGGTCCGTGTGGTGAAAGTGTAAAGATCTTGTTTCATCTACCAGACCACACGCCTCACAGGTAAACTCTCTCAACCAGCACACAATAAAATTATTAGTTTGTTGAATCTGTTTAATCGCTGCCTTTGTTTGTTTAGTATTCTTATCATAAGGGTTCTGTTTTCCTATATATTTTTGGAGCCTAATACACATTACTACTAACTGATCCACAGTTTTAATGCGTTGCGCTCCAATTAGATCCTGTCTGATAACTTCCAGTAATTTTGCATCCGAACTCAAAGTATCTTCCGGCTCTTTCCAAAGAGAGAGCTGCTTGTGGGCCAACGTATCTGACATACTTCTCCTTTGTTTCTATTTGAAACTCATCGTGAATGTTAGCTACGAACTCATAGTCAACTACAGGTACTAATCCTAGAAAAGTAAGTCTTTCGTCTAACAAGACCAAAGCTTTCTTCATAAGTACGGCTCCTGCTGACTGGAGGAGCGTGTTGAGAGCAGAGTGCTCAGAACGGACGTAGAGTTTCCTGCCGTCAATACCAATGAGATGCCCACGTCTTCTATATACCTGCTTAACCCTGGAGGTAAGTTCCATAAGACCGCTGACTCCAGATAGGAACTTATCTCTTGCTTTTCTGCCTCTTTTAACTCCTCCTCCAAGAATGTTACCAAGTTTAGTATCTCCTGCTCCGTAAATGAACGCATAGAAAAAAGTTTTTGCAGTATCTCTTGAAGTGATTCCAAGAGCATCTCTATTGAGGGAGTGAATGTCAGTTCCTTGTTCTTTAGTTCCATTGACTGCTGCTTCAGCATATAATCCTCCATCATATTTTTTAAGATAACCTGCTAAACACCTGAGCTCCAAACCATCAGCATCACAACCAACCAGTATATTGTTTTCACCAACTCTAAAGAGACTACGACACTCAGGACCATATTTACTGTAGGATGCAGGGACTTGTGCAACATTAGGATAGCTGTGAGTACAACGACCAGTGACTGCACCATTAGTATTGACCCTACCATGAATTCTACCGTTACGTTCCAGTTTAAGCCAAGCATTATCACCTTCCGCTAACTGTGAGATTCGTTTCTGGATTGTAAAATGTTCTTCAAGAATTCCTGTATTAGGTAAGTGTAAGTTTCTTAAAACAGATTCATCAATTTTAGGTTTACCATTGGGAGTAAATTCTTTAGGAGCCCAACCGTAGAGGCTTTGGAGCCTGTTTGAGATATGATCTCTGCTGTTTGGATTAAATTCTGTGAGTTTAATCTTAGTAAGCTCTTTTCCAACTGTATAGCCTCGTTTAGAGTCAGTTCTCTTTGGTATAAAGCTTCCTGAACTCTCATACCAAGGCTTGAACGCACTCCTAAGTTTCTTACTAAGCTCTTCTTTACGTTTAAGTAGGCGTACATATAACTCTTGTCCTTTCTTAATATCAAAGCCAAAGCCATATTCTTCCTGTCTTTGAATGACCTTAGCAAAAGCCATTTCTAAATCTACAGCTTCCTTAGAGTAATCTTCTAGTTCTAAGTGTTCAAACAACATGGAAGTAATAGAAACATCTATCATACAGTAGTCTGCCATATCTTCAGTGAACTTCTGCCAGTCTGTTTGTTCATGGTAGTCTCCCTTCTTCATGCCTAAACGATAACCCCAAGCTTTTAATGAATGTGAACCACATAGTTTAGGTTCTAACTTCTTAGATTGAAAATCATGTTCTTTAAGGTTAGTATAGATCAACCTAGAGTAAACCAGGGTATCTATTATTTTAGTCTTAGGTCTAGGGGTCCATCCCAATACTTTTTTAAGAACAGGAAGATCATACCCTATGATATTATGTCCTATTAAAGACTCTGCTTCAGTCATATAAGTAAGACACTCCTCCAGACTATCGTGTCCTGCAGCATTAGCAAACAGTTGACCAGAATTAGTACCCACTGGAGTCATGCCAATACAATGAACTTTAGTTACGTCCTGAAGTAAGCCATCAGTCTCACTATCAAAGATCAGATTCATGTATATCCTCCAGTTTAGAAACTCTCCTGTCCAAATTGTCCAGCCGATTCCACTGTGCTTCCACACTCTTGGAGCCTTCCTGTTGTTTCATCATAGTAGAGTGAGCAAGCAACGCCTGTTTTTGCTCCTTTATACCTTGCCTTGAGGACTCTAACGCTTGTCTCAGAGTTTGATTGTTGGTCTCGTTCAAGTCCAATGACAAAATCTGATAATTGAGCGATACTTCCGCTTCCTCTAAGGTCGCTAAGAGTGACTTGTTTCCCATCTTCATGTCCCTTTCCTTGCAACGGCCTCTTCAAATGAGAGACAATGAACATACCTATATTTAACTCTTCCACCAGGGATCTAAGATTAGTCATAGTATTATCTATGAGTCTTCTTTCGTCTCCTCCTTCAACCCCCGATACCATAATAGAGATGTGATCAAGGATAATCCAACGAACACCACAGGTATGAGAGAGATAACGAATACGATTAGTAAGTACTTCTCCATTTAAACTCCCAAAATGATCATAGAGAAATAAGCGTCCACTGGAAAAAACCCTTTCCCATACTTCTCTAAAATATTTTTTATCTAAATTTTCCTTTAAATGTAGCATCTCACTTGCTTCAATAGACATGAAATCTACTGCAGCCTGTCGAACACTTTCCTCCAAGGCAATATAACCAACCGTTTCCCCTTTTGATAGGAAGTAGGAAGCAATCTCTTTGACCGCTGTCGATTTTCCAGCACCTGTGCCAGCACAAAACGTAACAATTTCGCCTCTTCTTGCACCCAACGTGTATTCATTTAAACCTCTCCAAGGATATTCATGGTCACTAGCAGTCATAGGAGTATTTACTAGCTCCCAAGTATCTTCACCTGCCACGATACCATCAGGTCTGTAAATCTTAGCTCTCCAGATAGCATCTACAATTACTGATGCACCTTCTTTTACCAAAGTTTCATTAACATCTTTATGTGGTAATACGGCTATCTTACATCTACCTGGTGGAAAGAGCTCTGCTGCAGAGGTTGAGGCTGATCGTCCTGCACTATCCATATCAAACATCAGGATAGTCTCATCAAAGTTTTCTAACAGCCACTCAAGGTCTTTACCGATAGCTTTCTTAGCTGAACCAACACCATTAGGGATAGATACTACAGGCCACTTACAGTTCTGAGCTTCAGAAACAGAAAGACAATCTATTTCTCCTTCTGTAATTACTATCTTCTTACCCTTACCCCACATATGCTTACCCCAAAGACTCGTACAATCACCTAGAGTCCTGAAGTCTTTATCCTTCAGTCTTATCTTTTGTCCTACTACTCTTCCTTCTTCAATGAAGGACGCAATGTGACAATGTCCTCCTTGATATTCTCCAATTGAGTAGGAGTGTTTTCTACAGGTTTCTTCATTAATTTTTCTTTTAGTAAGCTGTAGAAACTCTCCTCTGAGTGGAGTATATTGTTTATTGGAAGGTTCATTGGGCGAAACCACAGCCACATTATTAGTACCATGCTCATAACGACCACAGTCGAGACCAAAACAAAACGCATGTCCATCATCATACCTCTTTAAGTTATCTTTAGAACCACAGGAGGGACAAGGCTCAGTCCCTACACATTTCGAGGATCCACGATTCTGGTATCCTTGATCTGCTGTAGTTGAATCCATGTTTGATACACCAGTCTGCATAAGTTGTCTTAGCTCCCTTATATAATTTCTGATTTGGGTTAGTAAAGACAAACCTTATATCAAGTTCAGGGTGTTGCTCCCTAACCAAGAGATGTTTTGCTCTATCCTTGGCTAAGAAGCGTCCCTTAGTTTCGATATAAATACTACCAATCTTAAAGTCTGGAGTATAGGTATGTGGCTTACCAATATAGTGAATTTTATCAGGTTCAAACTCCCATTTTACTTTGAGAGAATCTAACTGGTTTCCTATACGTTCCTCTAAGCCACTCCTATATCCATGCCTTTTTCCACGCCGCATCTGGTTACTAGAAATCTTCATCATCCTCTAATTCTTCACCATCACTACCATTACTATCATTCCTGCTACTTACAAAGCTACCTTTAGGTTCATTAGACCAATCATCCATCTCTCCTGAGCTTTGATATTCAACCAAGTCTAGTATACGAACACCTTTCATTCTAAAAGTAACTCCACCTTCTCCTTGGTCATAAGGAATAGCTTCATAGCTTACTTGAATCTTACTACCACCACCTATCTTAACGTCAGTAACACGAGTACCTTCTGCATCATATAGAATTGGAGCTTGTTCCCAACTATCACCTTTCTTAGTCTTAACTTTAGCTTTCAACTTAAACCTAACTGAGTATTTACCTGTCTTCTTCTTATCTCCATTCTCATCTTTAATATACTCAGGACCAACTGGAGAACGTCTACCACCGTTGCCTACTTCTTTGACAACATCCTGTAACTTTTGTGCATCCTTCTTATCTAAGATGAGGTTTACTTGGTATACCCCATCAGCGTCATACCTAGTATCAGGCTGGTTCAACCAGGGGTATGCTGCAATTCCTACAGGTGATTTGAATTTCTTAATATCCATAATCTAAAGCTCTCCTATAATAAATTTTTCGGCTCCACCAAACTCAGGAACCTTAGTCCTTTTTGCTTCTACTCTCATGTTATTGGCTATCTGCATTACTTCTTGAATACCATATTGGTCCTCCAGTTTGTTTTTAAAGAGACAACTAAATAGTCCTACTATTATGGCTTGTTTCTCTGCTTTAGGTCTATTATCCAAGACCTCTACAGCTCTCATCATACCTTCACTAACTTGCAGTAAGTTTGAGTTAGCTAAAAAAGTACTCACTGTGTTCTACCTCCTCTATTTTGAGTTTTCCGTATTTTGGAAGTGCCGGAAGTTCCGTGTCTGTAAGCTTTTGGCACTCGTCTCTGAAATCTTTGAGAACATCTTCTGAATATATCTGGATAAACTCACGTCTAATAACTGAAGATAACGCTTCCATGTCAGAAGCATGAGTACCAAACGAGTCATGCACCACAGCGAAACTCTGTATATCATAATCTTCCCTGGCTCCTATGATGGTACGCATTAAATGACAGGCATCATATGAATGGATGAAGTTTGGAGCTATACCGTTAGACTGTCTCTGTTTGTTCATTCTTTCTACATCTTCAGGTCCAGCAGCATACAAGGAAGCCATACGCCCGTTTATAACAGTCTTTACCTCCCTGACTACAGACTTCAGATACTTTTGCTTAACAAGGAAACCTGTAGGTAAATGCCAGTATATTGCCTTGTCTTCTTTAGCTAATATCTGAGCTACAGCCTGTAGCCAGACCATTCCCTCTCTTGCTGAATAAATCACTGAACCAATAGAATCCCAAACAGTAGACGCTAGGCATTTGGCATGGGGCCAAAGGTCTACAGCATTGGTAATATTATCACCTAAAGGAGTCCCTTTGTCAAGCTGTTTTTTAATTTCTTCATAAATTTGATTCCTCATTCCATACTTTGTAGCTCCATAAGGAGTGGTCATTACAGGACGCTTAACCATAGTCCTGCTTATATCGTCTCCCCATAGCTCTGAGTGCTCTGCATTCTCAGCTATTCGCCTACACGCCTCTTGCCTAACAATATTGTAGATGTCTGCTGGAACATCATTAGGCAAGAGATTTACGTTTCTACCACCCTCTTCATCCCTGAGCATTCCAGCAAAGTGCTGTAGCCCATTACAACTTCCATCTACTGTCACAGGAATGGAGGACATAAATTCAGGATTACCATCAGCTTTATACCATTCTATACAGGCTCTTAAAAACTGCCAAGGTTTGTCAGCTTCCATCCACCACTTGTTATCCAGTGGCTCCTTAGCACATCTATATATATCCTCTTTGTGGCTGTTAGTCCACTCCAGCCTATCCTCCAGGGATACCTTATCTTCACCCCAACAGTTAGCTATATGGACTCCTAACCATGCCAATCCACTTTGTCCAAGAGCTTTCTTTTCTGAAAACTCAAGTAAGCCTCTTGCACTATCTTCCCCCTGAGGGTTGAGGAATGCAGTGCTTGCATATAGTCTTCCTCTGAAGTCAATAGTGTGTGGAAAATAGATTCTCTTTTCGTTCTTGAACTTTCGTGACATCCACATGAGGTGTGAGAACTGTATTCTTTTGGTTTTCCTTCTGACGTTCTCTTGATACATATGCGTTGCTTCTCTCTTCCATTCAATAATTTCATCCTTAGTGCCTAATTTAGGGTATGGTCTAGGCATACTCCTTTCTTCAAATTCAGGAATCACAATACACGATGCTCCTGAAGTAAATAAATGGTCCATAGTATTGAATACTTGCTTGTTTACACGCCATGCAGTCTCCTGGACTATATTCACAGCATTATATACAGGCTTCATTTCATTCTTCATGGCATTCAGTTGGTCTTTATATGCCGTATCAAATGATTTTACTAGGTGTATTGAGGTGTAGGTGTAGTAACCTCCAGAATATATAGAGGTCCACTTTCTAGGAGGTATCAACATAGGCATTTTAACAGGCGATAACAGCTCACATACTGAGTTCTTCTTATCAATCCAAGCTAGAGATTCCTTGGATGCTGCCATCCAGTATTGAGTTTTATACTTTTGTCCATCTACATTAATCCTGTCTATGTTAAACAGTTTAGTAGTTTCTGCCACTATCTCACATAACATAGTACCTAGTCTGAGTTTAAGTGCAGAAGGCCAGTTATCCCACTCTAAGCCACTCTTATTACTTGAGTGGACCAGAGTTCTTTTCTGTTTTCTATAGTTGGTAGTACGTTTTGACAGGTCTCTGGTTACTACACCAAATAAGGCAGGGTTATTCTTCTCAAAGAACCTGAACCTAGCTTCGTCTTCTATGAAATTGCCTATCTCTTGGGACACTTTAACTAATTTAACAGGTGTGCTAAGGTGATTAACACAACCCTTTAGGGCCAGGAAGGCTGTAACATCAGACTTTAGGTCCAGTAATAGTTTAACTGCGTGTGTATCGTAGGGTACAGGAGTACCACTATAGTATAACTGTTTAACTTCATCCAGCCTTTTAGAGACTCTATTGATACCCTTCCTGATAAACTGTATACCAGCAGGAGTAGTAGCTTCATGTTTACCCTTCTTAGCTTTCCGGTTTTCCTCCCTGTACCTCTTTTTACCAAGGTCCACCATTTCTTTTTCGAGTAGCTTTTGCTTATTTAACACTTATAACACTCCTATAAATTTCTCGTGAGTACATACAAGTGAATATGAAGTCTCCTATCAGGAACCCATATTGACTTGTGTATAACCACCAGCTAATGAAGCATAGGTTACAGGTAATCCCCTGGTACAAGGCGAACTTAGTCTGTCTATTGATACATCTAACAGACCAAGCAGCCCATACCGTAAGTGAGAATTCAATAATATAAGATATTACCACATCATTCCTGATATATCATGTAGCCAACTAAATTGTACTTTCATATATAAATCTGGATGAACATAAGAACCTGATACTTCTTTTAGCCATAAGAATTCTACCATTTTTATCACCTCACAAAGTTAAAGTTACAACTCTTAATAAACTCTGGTTGATCTATATTGATAACCAGATAACACACAGGCATCCAGTCACTGTCAGGAACCATAAGCCTTTGTTTAGGACCAGGAGTCCACATACAAGACACAGGACGTGCCATATATGATATAGTTAAACATTGATCTTCATGGATAACCTGTAGTTGATGAGGTACCTGGTTAACCTCCCAATGACTATAATTGTCAAAGGGAGGTACTGTTAATAGTATTGATATTAGTATTTCATTCATGTCTTTATACTACTCTTTTTATTTGATTTGTCAAGGTATTTGTCTTTACTGATAACCTTAACTGGATATATACGATTAGCTGTAGATACTCCAGGATCAAACTTTTCTGATGCTGAAGTAAGACTCTTATAGACTCCTTCTTTTTTAATCATAATAGTTTTATCTTGATCTAAAATTAGTCCTGTGTAGTACTTATGTTTCTTTTTCATTAGTTTTTCTCCAGTTATTGGTAATACTATAGCTATAGGTAGCTATAGGTAGCTATAGCTTACTAATAGTTAGCTATAGCTTACTCTTAGTATAACAACCCATACCAACCATATAGACATACATATAGCTACTAATATAAGTACTATTAGTTTATATAGCTAGATATAGCTCACTATGAGTTACCTATAGGTAGCTATAGCTATTACTATTAGTACCTAGCAAATCTATTTATCCCTTTGGAATAGGCAATTTATAAGTTTTGTGTAAAGTGTTACTTTAAGTTTTAGTGATATATAGCCTTACCCAAGAGGCAAATTTGAGTGGAATATGGCTGTCGAAAACCCTAGCAGACCTACCATTAGTCACTTTTAGTGACCATTTAGCTCTTTCACCTGAGCCCCTGAGTCTAATCTTAAACCCTTTGCTTCTCATACGTTTTATGTAAGCTTTGGTTAAGTCTGTGTAAGGTAGCTTGAAGTCATAATTGTACTCTTTTGGTAGTATTACAGTTTTCATGGGTTTACTCCTATTTTATGGTTATTATTGCATTTTAAGCCTTTATTTAAAGCCTCCTGAATACCCTCATATAATGTAATAATGGACTATTAGGTTATGTGAGGGTATTTACCTCGATGTGAATTGTTTATATAACTTTTTACCTTCAGGACCAATGGTCTTTATGAGTGCCTCTATCTTGTTTTGAGACTCTCTACCTTTGTTATAGACCTTACTATCGTCTGAGTATACATAGTAATAATCATGGTCTTCTAACAGTTTGTGAAGTTTTTCTATTTGTTCTCTTTTAGTTAACATAGGTGGCTCCTTTATCCAAGTTAGAATTTGATCCATCTGTTTTTTGTGTATGTTCATTTTGGTTTCTCCTAGAGGTTTTTAATAATATGAGCTATCACGTTTATAGTGAAGCCATTGCCTAGCATCTTGTATCTTTGAGTATTACTAATCTCTACTATGTCACCGTTCTCTTTTTGTCCACATTTAGTATATCTATCAGGAACGGTTTGTAGTCTTTCACATTCTAAAGGTGTTAATTTTCTCCATTGTAGAGGCGGTACATATACTTTAGGTTCTCTATGACCTCCTCCACAAGTAGTTAATGTGGAAGACTTACCATTCTTATGATAAACTGCTCGATTAGCCCTTAATCCAGATATATCAGCCTCACCTATCTGCTTGCAGAGACTCTTTGACATAAAAACTAATTGCCTTCTATGCTTATCAAAGTATGACTTTAGATTCCCACCTTTGAAGTAATTAGCATCTAGACAATGTGATTTATCTCTATCGGCTACACTATCTTCTAGTATGTCCTGAAGCTTATCATTACAAGGTATCCACTCATCAACTGGTATGTTAGTCCAATATAATCTTTGTCTATTCTGAGCTGAGAAATCAGCAGAGTTTATAAAGATAGGTTGAACTCCTAATAGATCAGAAATTATATCTTTCCACTCTTTTTTCATCTTGACATTCTCTACTAAGAATTTTAAATCTGGATTCTTCTTCTTGAGTACTTCAATAGCCTCAATCAGCTTGTAAAATAGACCAGATCTTTCACCTTTTAAGCCTTTACCATTACCCTTAGCAAAACTTAAATCTTGACAAGGAAAACCAGCAAAAACCATTGAAATCTTAGGCAACATCTCAAAGTTAACTTTGGTAATGTCCCCAAGTGCAATCGTATCAGGAAAATTGAGTTTCGTAACCATACTTGAATACTTGTCAATCTCACAAGTATAGTACTTGTCAATTTTTTTGTCTGCTCTAGTCAGTGCTAGTCTAGCACCTGAGCAACCATCAAATAATGATAATACATTCATAACATACTCCTATTTAGTTTATAATATGCCTTCTAATCTAGTTTAGTGATATGTATAAGCTATAACCTTGTCTGAATTCCAACAAGCTCTACAATCATCGCATTTTTTACGTTCATCTACTACTGGACATTTAAAGACTTTGGTTTCATCTACTTCTTGTCCCTTTTGAATAACAGTAGAACCATGTATACTCTGATAATAACCATTAATACTAGGGCTTGAATAACGGATGGTAACATTGTTTAAGCTTTCAAGCTTTGCCCATAAGTCTTGATCTAGTAATTCACGGGCTTTTGTAGGTATCCAATGATTAATAGATGGTGTATTTTTACAAATTTCATAGATTGAAAACAGTAAATCATTATCATATATGTCTCCACTATCAAACCATCTAAAATACTCTGATTTTTCTCCATTTAAAAGCTTAACCATGTCAATCTTAAAACCTTCTAAGTTATTTAAAGTTTCATTAAGATTATGTTTTCTTAAAGCTTTTGCAGTTCTCCACAAATAACTACCTTTCATCGCATAACAGCTTTTGCATACTTCTTTTATCTTTCCGTTTGCATCTAGTCTACCAATGCAAGTATCTTTTGAAACTGGCAAAGCAAAAGACTTGCATGGCATTTTTGAAGTTTTACTTAGTTTAATCATTTTATTTTACCCCCATTAAATCATTAGCGATTGATACATTGTAAGTGTTTTCTATCCAATGCCAAATTTTAAATTTATCAGTACCAATTTCCCAACCTTTAAAATAAACCTCAATTTCGTCATTATCGTTTACTGGTACATCTCCTAATTCTTCCCATACTTGTAAAGCTTGCTTAATGTTTTTCATTTTATTTATCCTTTTTTTCAGTATAAATTTTAACTTCTTTATTAATATCAATTAGCCACAATAATTGCGGTATTGCTAATCCTAATAACAATACTACTGAAATTATAATAAACACAGTTTCTATCATTTTGTCAACCTCTTTTTAAATTGATTGTAACATAAATAACCATTTGTTGATTATTTTTTAAACATAATTTCCATGTTTCCCTAGATTCTATATGAACCCAACCGCTAACTCTTTTACCTATAAAATTATACATTTTATTTATCCTTTTTAAATTAGTATCAAGGTCTGAATTAACCTTATTGAGACTACCAACGGTTAAGCTGATAGTCTCTAAAGATTAACTAGCTTTGTCCGAACATTACTTTGAACATTTCTGTCGTTCTGCCTTGCCGTCTTAACTCTTCCGCTTTCTTTGATCTTTCAAATCCAGTTTTACCCTTTTCAGTTCTGATTATTTCATTTTCTAAACGTGAAGTGATAACTTTAAATTCTTTGAGGACTAAGATTAAATCCGATTGTAAGCCTAACATTTTACGTTTCAGCCTCTCCTCCTTTGACGATACAACCCCCAGTTTACCAATTTGATTAGATATTGTTTCCAGTTCATTTTGTAATTCGTTTACTGTGATTAATGTTGTTTCTTTCATTTGTTTAATTCCTTTCAATTGATTAATAAAAAACTACTAAATAAACCTTATTGAGACTACCAACGGTTAAGCTGATAGTCTCTAAAGATTTACTTAGATATTTAATTTCTTATAAGACCAATTACCACTTCCAATATATTTAGATTGTTTTTCGATACCAACAACACCAATTGATTCTCCATTACTGTTGTTGTGTCGAATAGCTTGATTGATTGCCTCATTTTTAGCTTGTCTTTTATTTATCGCTTGTACTTTAATTGTGTCGTTTCTTTCTTGTCTTGTTTCTGCATCATAGATCATTTGTACTTTATAAAAGCTAGATCGTTTCATGTTTAATTCCTTTCATTTTGATTAATAAAAAACTATTGTGAATATAGATTGATATCTCGAACATGTCAAGTCTTTTTTTTACATTTATTTTAAAATAGACTATAAACCATTGTATAATAAGACTAAAAAAATAAATAATAATTGTTGATTGGTGCTGAACATTCTCGAACAATGTTATCTATATTAGATGGATAATGAGTGTGCATCTAGACCAGGTTGACATCTGGTGTGCATCTAGTGGTAATGAAAAAAAATAAATACAGTACAGCAAAGAAACTAACAGTAGACTAGTAGAAAACTTTCAGTTAACTCCCCCCTCCCCCCTTTACTTAAAGTAGAGCGGCAGGAAATGTTGGTTAACTGTTGGATTCTATTAGATAATGAAAGGTCGATGGGGGGAATTTTGGTTTCTCTCTACATTCGATACCCCCACAGATTTTTACAGTAAATTACTCACAGCTCCTCAGAGCTCTTTATAGGCTATGTAGGGGTGTTTAATAGGTAGACCCCCAGTTACCCCATAATAATGGATTACAGAGCAACTGGAGGATCCTATAGGGATCTAGGACTTACTGTTAGTATGTCCTAAGTTTAATGGGAGCTTCTTTAGTCTTTTTAGGTTTAACTATAGATTTCTTAGGTGTACTCAGGGATCTCTTACTACCTGAGGTATATCCTTTACTTTTAGGCATTTACTTATATTCCTCCATGATTACGAATTTCCCCTTTGGAACTATTATAGGGGAATCTAGTGGATAATTGTGATACTCCCTGTTTCTTTAGACTCTTGCCTGGTGTAGCTCCAGCAGGAGGCTTAGGGTTGGGTCTCCCTAGCTCTGAGTTCACGGCTCCGTTACTCACGTTGCCACTCTCTTTAGAAATTCGTCCAGTCATTTGATTTACTCCTTTTATAAAGCTTCTTACTAGGTTTAGTTCTGGTCCTGAACTCTATATCAGTCCTGAACTTCTTATTTATGACAGCCTGTTCTATCTGCCATTGCTTTTCCTTATACAGTTGTTCTATTGGTACGGTATTCACCAGCATCTCCTTCCCACGACAATTCTTTTTTCACCGTAGTTTTACATTCAGGACAACATTGTCTTTTAGTTCCGTGATAATTAGAGCAGTAATGTTCAACCATTTTATTACAAGTCTTACAGTAATACTCATAGATTGGCATAGAGAATCCTTATATTGGAGTTTTATTAAGAGGAATACAGCCCATATTATAGTTATCAGGTACTACAGTTTGTCTTTGTTTAACTTCTGCCCAAAACTTTTCTAGCTCCTCCTTACAGTTCTGATGAGAACTAAATGTGTCTATAATTTCCATACTTTCAACTCTAGGTGGACTGTTATTAGGACCACCCCAAGTTAACATTATTATTACAAGTAAATACATATTAAATTCTCACCCACCTTTCATCTTGTTGTTCTTCTTGACTACAGTGTGCCATAAACTCTAGACATCCTCGTTCAACTTCATAGTTTCTTCTTTCTCTATACTCACGGTCCCTATCCGCAGCAACCTGTTCAGTCCAATAACTGGCCCCCATTGCAAGAGCATCAAGTCTATCATCGTGTTGGAGTGAACCCCTATCTCTGGTAAGTCTGGTAAGTTGATAGAAAAGCTGTCTTTGGGGATTATCTTTTGTATCGCTGTAGTCTCTCTGGACTTCTGAGTAATCAAAGACCAGTCTATGAGATGATGTGAGTGGTTCGAGGACATCTAATATCCTATGCTCCTTCTGTTTAAATTGACGTTCAGTATCCTCTACAGTACACGGATATATCTCATTAAGTATTGGTTTAAACAGTTGGACATACATACCATCACCAAAATTAGGCTCAATCTGTACTACATTAACCTTATAGTCACTAGCAATCTTAGCTAATGCTTTGAGTGTAGGTTTATCATAACCTCCAGGAAAACCTCCTACTTTAAGAACATGGACTGTACCATTAAGAAACTTAGTAACACAATACCCAGTCTCATCCTGTCCTCTACCAGCAGGATCTATGTGCATAGCTGATCCTGTATACTCATAGTAATCTGTAGCTACTTCAAATGGTTTATACCAGAAGTCTCCTGTGAGTCCTACAGCCATTAAAGTATCATCTTTCTCACCCATAGCCCACTGAATTCTACCTGGAGCTTTATCTACATCTAAGGGAATAGCTAAGAGATCTTTAAGTTTAAGAGGATATCTAAGAGCATCTTCACCTGAAGTATCCAACATGAACTGTCTAGCAAATCCAGCTCTACCATAGGACTGTAAGCGTTCCTCTAGGTCTAACGAATCAAACCTCATAGGATCTGTAGGAGTGTTTACTTCTATATCCATAGATTGAATAAAAGGAGACAACCTATCTTTATAGAAATCCCTTAGTCTTTGATCTGGTTTAAGAGAAGGCCAGATACGACACTCATATCCCCTCTCTTGAAGACTAGCATAAAGACTTTCTTCTACTTGTGGTGTCCCTAAGTAGACTATTCGTCCAACTTTAGGCATAACTACTGCATCAAACTCTTTAACAGTCTCTCCTAGCTTCTCACGCATGGTCTGAGTAAGAGCATTAGAGAGTACTTCTATATCATCAGCAATGATAATATGTGCTCTAGAACCTACAATCTGTCCTGTAATACCTACAGACTTAACTGTAGGTGCATGAGAAGCCCTACTAGGAGCTACATCAAAAGCAACATTACTGTTTCTCTGGTCTTCTCTAGCTCTAAGATGCTGTAGTATAGGCATTTCATGTATGATTCTCTTAGTAAACGTAGAGAAGTCATCTGCCCTTTGTTTAGATGCAGAGATAACCAGAAACTTTAACTGAGGATCAACTAATAGTTTCCATACAACAAAAGCTGAAGTAATCCAAGACTTACCTACACCCCTGAATGCTTGAATAATAAGTCTTTTAGGACCATGTTGAAGATAATCAGCAATATCATATTGAATAGGTGTAGGATTAGGTAAGGCTAAATGTTGCCATGCAAGATATAAAAAGTTCCTGAAGTCACTTTTAATTAGCTCTAACTGATTCTGCTGTTTCAAAAGGAAGCTCCTCAGTTAATCCTTTAATATCCTCATTGTTAGTACCCATACACTCAATATTATTATCTCTTAGAAACTGTCTTGCTACATTGAGATGTGCAGGGGTAGCCTCACCAGAAGCCAATATGTCAGATAAATGTCTAGCTAGGAGCCCGTGTAGCTCTCCCATACCTTTTACTGTTTCATTACTCATAGGTTAACCCCAAATCTTATAGGCTGATCTAGCAGCTGCATATAGTCCAGAACCAATAGCTACTACAGGTTCAACTGGGAGTCCAAATACAGGAGCTGATACACTAAATAACATCATCCAGAATTCACTTGTTTGCCAACCAGGTTTATTATTGTTCTTCATAGTATTTTATATCTCTCTATTATAATAGTTAAATAACTGGTGCATTACATACATAAGCACCAAAAGTAATACCAATCATCAATACTACTAACATTTTAATTACCATCATACCCATCACTAAGTCTCCTTATATCCGTTACTAAAGTACAAGGAATATATCCTATACCCCTGTAAGTCTTATTATCATTTTCTTTGTTATAGGCTACTACTACATAGTCATCCTTAATACCTATAAGAAAACCTATAGTATCATATAGAACTTCTTTGAGTTCCAAATCTTTAATAGTAAACTCATCTCCGTTGTCTACCGCATCACGCCAAGTCACTATACAAGGAGTATCTACTTCATACTTCCTTATTAACTGAATTAACTGTGAGTTATTCATCTTTATGATTTCTCTCTGTCCCTCTGTGTTCCAGAAGATGTGAAAGAATAAGCTGATTAGTAGTTTTAAGAGGCTCCAAGCTATCCTCTAGGTTTTCCCTGGTCAAAAGAGTTCGCTCTGCT